TGAAGTCTGGCAAGCGCGTATTGGCGATGAAGTACCGAGGCTTGTGCGCGGCTTGGAACCCCACAAACTTCTGGTCGATGGAACCCGCCGTCGCGGCGTCGACCGTGCCGACGATCGCACACACGCGCCAAGACACGAGCGAGTTGCCGAGCGCTGTGAGCGCCGTCAGGTACGTCGTCGAATCCGGGTTAGGCGCGAAGGTCGAAACAGTGAACCAGTCACCCGCAACCAGCGTGCCCGCGCCGAGTGAGATTTTGACGTTCGCTTCGGTGATGAGAATGAAGTTGGCAACGCCCGCCGTGTACAGCTGGCTCGTCGTGATGCCGCCGTCGAGACTCACGGTGAGCTGAATGCCGGCGACGCCGACCGTGCCGCCGGTGACAATGTTCACCCGCACGTCGTACGAGTCATACGGCTTGACGGTCGCGTCCACCGTTGGCACCGCCGTGCCCGTAACACCGGTCGAATCGACCGCGCTGTACGTCCCATCGGTCGCGCCGCCGGCAGCTGCGCGCACGACGCACACGGGTTGACCGTACAGGTCGATCGCGCGGGCGGCGGCTTCGACGAGCGGGCCGGTACCGAAGTTGGCTTGCACGTCGGCGATGCGTGCGAACGTCGCCGGCAAGTCGATCGGCCCCATCGAGCTGGTACCGATGAGCGCGAGCAAACCGCCGGTCGCTAGATTGCCTAGCGCACCATCGAGCTCGGTAATAGTGACCGCAGGTTGCGTCATGGCGTCTGTGTCCTTATCGGGCCAACTAGTTCAAAAACGATCGGCGAAGCGCCGACGACCACAGGATCCGAGGTGATGAGCTGGTAACCCGTGTCGCCGTTGAGATCCCCGCCGGGCAACACCTGCACGAATAGACCTTGCACGAGCACGTCGGCGGTACGCACCCAAGCGCCGCCGAGCACGACCTCGTACAGACCATTGGCGCGCGAATCGGCTTGATGGTTGACCAGCACGCGCGCGCCCTCGAGGCACAGCACGCCGTCAACTTCCTGCTCATCGGCGAGCACGATCGATCCAACCGAGCAAGCGGCAACCGTGATCGGCGGCGGACCCGTGATGACCTGCTCGGTCACATCGAGCTCGATGACGTCGACCACGCCCCGAACCGGCGGCGGCGCCGTGATGGCTTCGTTGGTCTGGTCGGCGATCGGCGATTGAATCGTGACCGTCACCGCAAGCGCGGTGCCCGAGCGGCGCTCTTTATGCAGCTGAATCCACTCCGGACGCACGATGTCGAAGGTGCCTTGCGCGGTGTGGATGACTGCCGTGAACCATTGGTCAAAGAGCTTGCGCGTAGAGCGCCATTGCAGAAGCTCGTTCTCGGGCTTGTTGTCGTCTGCCCAGGTCGAGATCACGACGTAGAACGTCTCTTTGATGGTCGCGAGGTAACGCGGTACGCCGCCCGGTTGCGTCGGGCCAATCATGCTGCCGACGTACCCGCTGCGGTCTCCAGGGACCCATACAATCCGGTTGCGCGCGGTCTGCTGCTGGGCCGTCTCACGCCAGCCAAAGGGCTGAAAGCACTCCCACGCCTGCGCCGCGAAGTACGCGCGCACGCTGTTGTACAAATGCTCAAGCGCCAAGATTTCGGTCATGGCGTCGCCTCGAGCGTCTTCTGGTACTCGGCGAAGAGCACTTTGCGAATCTGCTCGACCAGCTCGGGCGGTAGCTCCGGCTTCGTGAGGATCACCGGACGCTTGGTCTTACCCTTGACCCAACCATGGTGGTGGCGCGCGTCGATGCCCTGGATCTCGAGAATCACGTGCTGCCCAAGCGCCGTCACTGTGAGCGTCTGATCGGCGTGTTGCAGTGGGCGTGCACCGTCGTGCTTACGCGGTGCCCACGGCGTGCCGTACGGATCGGTGCCCGCCGCGATGGTTTTACGCACGTACGCTTCGACGACCTTGGCGACCTCGGGCGCCGCGCGCAGTGCGATCGTCTTGAGGTTGTCGACCTTGCCGATCAGTTCTTCGAGCTTTTGGGTCGCGACGGTCACAGGAATGTGCCCCCGCCGTTCTCGTCTTCTTCGCGCCCGCGGCGACGCTGCAGCGACGTCCAAACGTATGGGCCAGCTTCGCTGTACACGTGCGGCGACGCGTTGATGACGCCCGTTGCCCTGGTGTCTTGACGCAACGGAATGTCGAACCAACCGTTTTCGCTGTCGGCAGCTTCTTTGATCTCGGTCAACGTTTGGTTGTATTGGTCTTGGTAGACCCGCGCGTCTTCGTCAGTCGGCGAAAAGCCGCGACGCAGCCACACGCTCATCGTGACGAGCCGGGCGAGCCATGACTGCAACACGAGCGGGTACGGCGCCTTGAAGGGTGCGTCGTACCGCTTGCGCAAACGCGAGTCGATGAACGCCGATTGGAGCTCGAGCTGCCCGTCGATGAAGCCCGGGTACTGCTGGTCGACGCGCGCGATAAACTCCGTCGGAATCAACGTGTACAGTTGGAACTGTGCTTGCGTTAGATAGGCCATGGAGTCACCGCGCGCGTGTGCCGTGCCGTGTGCGTGTCAGGTCGCCTGCACTCGAAACAGGCCGTACGGATGGAGCGGCAGGAGCCCGTTACGGCCCTTGCACGTCCACTGGAGCCTGTCCGCCCGCTCGAGCTCGGCGTCGGTCATGCCCGAGTTGTAGCGAACGGCGAACGGTTGGCGGTTCGAGTAAATGAACGCCCCCTCCTCGCCGACAAACTCAGTCGCAAGGTAGTACGTCGTGTCGCTGCCGCCCGTGAACGACGAGCTGAGCTCATCGGCGGCAATTGGTTGCCCGATGCCCCACGAAGCCGCGAGGGGCTTGTTGTCGGCGGTACCGCCGCCGCTCACCGCTGCCCCCGGAAGGAACGCGCCCATGACGAGCTGCACCGCGCGTCCGTACAGCGCTGGAGGCACGATCATGGCCTTGATGCGCAGCTTGCGCGGATAGCCTGTCGGTGTCTTGAGTGACTTGATGTACGCGATCGCCTTGGTGAGGTTGATCGCCGCTTGGTCGAGCGTTGTCGCTCCGCCGATCGGCAAAGCTCCCGGGAACGATCCTGACGCCGCGCCCGTGAGGTCATTGGCATAGGTGCCGTTCGTGTTGTCGACGCCGTTCGTGTAGTGACCGCCGTTGAAATAGGAGAGCAGGTCGTAGGTCACCGGGTTGCTGAGAATCGCGTTCGCCAACATCTGCTGTGGATGGTGCGACGTGAGCTGGCCAATTTCACCGACCCACTTGTTCGCGGACTGCACACCGTTACCATCGAGGTCCGAGAGCTCCGCTTCAGTGAGCTCCAAGCCCGACTGCGTGTACTCGTGCTCCACGAAGGTGTTGAGGTAGCGGATCTCATCGAAGTCCTTGAAGCCGCCCTTAAACCCGCGGTGAAGCTTCGCCGACTCGAGCGAGAAGTAGACAATCTCCTTGAGCGCGCGCCCCACGCTCTCGTAGGTGCAGATGCGCCACCACTGCTCGTCGTTGAGCGCTCTGTACTTCTGATCGAAGAGCACGCGCATGTTCGACTCGAGTGAGCCGAGGAATGCTGGATCGATAATCATATGGCTTTCCTATATCCCTTTGATTCGTTGTTAGGCTGGTGTCCCAACTGTCATCAGGGGACTGGTTCATCCAGCGCGACAGGCGCGGCGACGATGCGCGGCACAACAAGCACCTGCGCGGTATTGGCCTCGATCACGTACCCGGCAGGACATCCCGCTGCAGCCGTCACGCTCGAACCAGTGAGGTAGTTAGCGACCGTGAAGGCCAGGGTGATTGCCGCACCGTTCGTGAACCAATAGGCATGTACCTCGGTGAAGAAGCGCACGTTGATCTTCTTGATGCCATCTCCGGTGAACGACTCGGCGAAGTGACCGACGGCGATGGTCGTCGCCGACGGGGTAATCGTCAGCATTCCGGTTGCAGGATCGCCGAAGGCAACGTTGCCCTGAACAGCGGCGTCGGCAGCCTTCAGGACGAACCCGTACTGACTAATCGCAACGTGATTAATGAATCGAGCCATGACTTAACCTTTCGCCTCGTCCACCGCCGACGGCAGTTGATAGTCCTCGGGCACCCCGACAAAGACCGTGTTACCGATGAGCTTGTTGACGAGCGGCTTGGCGGGCACGAGACCCATACGCGCTTGCAACTTGGCATGCTGCTCGGGCGGCAACATGCGCCCTGGCGTGCCCTGCGTGTGCTTGCCTTGAGCCACCGCTACGGTCGTGACGACCGACTTTAGCGGCATCTTGGCCTTAGGCACCGCCTTCACGATCGCTTTGATCTCAGCGAGTTCGAGCCGCTCGAAGGTCGCGACGAGCTCGGCGGGCAAGTCGGGACGAGACGCGATGAGCTCGGCACGCTCGCGCGTCGCTTGCGCCGCTTTGAGCGTACGCACTTCGGCTTGCGATTGCGCGAGGGCTTGCGTCACCGCTCTGAACGCCGTGGCGTTCACGCCGCGCGCGGACGCCTTGTCTTTCGGCTTGTCTTCATCGTCGTCAGCAGGCGGGTCGTCCCCCTCCGCGGCGGGCTTTTCTTTGGGCTCATCGCCATCGGGCTCGTCCTGCGCGGGCGGTGCGTCGTCTGCCGCCGCGGGCTCTTCTTTTTTATCCATCGCACTCAATGCGGCGCGGGCTTGCTTGGCGACCGCGGCATCATCGGACTTCGATGCCTCTTCGAGGTTCGCCCGCGCCTTGTCCATGGCGGTCATACTGATCACTCCAGTTTGTATGTCAGCAAGCAACACGCTCATCGGCGCTTGCTCATCAGCGAGCCCGGCGCCTATCGCCGATTTGCCCGCAAACACTTTCGCGTCGAATGCGGCGACCGCTTCGACCGGTAACCCACGATTCACGGCGACGTGCTCGAAGAGCGCGCCGGCCATGGCATCGACGAGCTCTTGCTGTGCGCGAAGCTCGTCGTCTGTAATCGGCTGGCTCGGGTTGCCGTCCAGCTTGCGCGCGCCCGATGTAATGACTGCAACCCGTACACCGTTTTGTGCGAGCCGCGCCGACACATCTTCGCGCGCGAGTGCAACACCTATCGATCCCGCAAAGGAAGTCGTGCCGATGTAGATGCGCTCGGCGACGCAGGCAAGCGCGTACGCCGCCGAGCACGCTTGCCCGTCGACGTAGGCGTACAACGGCTTGCCCGCGACGGCACACGCCGCTTCGATGGCCCGGGCGCAGTCGATGCAACCCTGCGCGTCGCCGCCCGGCGAGTCGAGCTTGAGCACGATCGCCTTGGTTTCCTGCCGGGCACACGCGACGACGACCCGCCCGAGGATCGCGTCGAATGAATCGGTCCAGTAGTCGTCGTGCTGCGATATCGGTCCGCACACGTCGATGAGCTCAACGTCGCCAACGAGCTCGCTCGCGCGCGAAGCAGGCTCGGCAAAGAAGTCAAAGAACGCCTGCGGGCGTACGGCGAGGATGCCCGTGCGCTCAAACTTTCGGAGCGGCTTGCTCGCGTCGTATTTCATGCGGCTTCCTGCATTGGCTCGGGCTCGGCAACTTCGACCGGTTCCGTTGAAGTCGGCACGAAGCCCGCGCCAACACTTCCGAGCAACTCGGCTGCCTGCGCGTCATCAACCAAGAAGGCCCTCTTGACGATTGCGAGCGCCGAGTCGCGCGGAATCATCCCCGCCGCGCAAGCCTGTATAACTTCAAGCAGCGACCCGACCTGAGCGCCATTGAGCGCCGTGTCCTCAACTTCGCCGCCAATCGGCACTGCGCCCGTGTCAGCGTCATCCACCTCGACAGCACCCGCCGTCGGCACGCCCAGCTGCGCGCACAACTCGGCGACATCGAGCTGCACGTT